GGAATACTGAAACTGCAATTGATGGAACTGAAGAAGAAGCCGCTTCAATTATTCTAGGCAATAATCAGTGAGTCAATACAGACCGCGCTTAAACGATCAAGAATACGCTGCTATACTGAATTACAGACAAGGCAAGCGTTTTGATCCAGATGCAATCCAAGTAGAAGAGCCGAGCAGAGTTCCTGAATGGCTTAACACGATGGACGATGGACGCGAGGAAGTTTTACCGACGCTTCGCATCCAAGGCAAGACGGCGGTCTTCAGTGATATTCACTTAGGCATTCATGACAAAGCGGCGCTTATTGCAGCGATTCAATATGCAAAGCAGGATAGAGTCGAGAATATCATTCTGAATGGCGATATCTTAGACGCGGCTCAAATCTCTGGGCATCCTAAGACACATGATACGCCGAAATTCCTGAATGAGTTAGAGCTTACCAAGCAGTTTTTAGAAGGCCTTCGCTCCGAATTTAAAGAGCAAAATATCTACTTTAAACTTGGTAATCATGAAGATAGATTAGAGCGGTATCTAATGGCAAAAGCAGACGCGGTTGCAGAGCTTGTACATTACCGCCAACTCTTAAAACTAGATGAGTTCGATATTCGATTTGTCGAGTCAACGCAATTTATGAGAATAGAAAATACATACATAGTGCATGGTCACGAGATGAAAGTTTCAGGCGGCGTAAACCCCGCCCGCGCTTTGATTCTAAAGGCGGCGGCTAATGTCGTGATGGGTCACGTGCACCGGACTTCATTCAGTTCGATCAAGAGCTTGGATGGTAAGATGTACAAAGCATATACGACTGGATGTTTATGCAAGCTCAAGCAAAACTATATGCCACACTCAAATAGCAATCATGGTTTTGCAATCATTCAAGAGAATGGTATGGTGGATAATCTCTTTATTGAGAACGGAGTAGTGCAATGAGATTCAATGACGTGCTTAATGCAATGATGATAGTAGCAGTCTTGCTTATTATAGGCTTTGTTTCGGGGCTTCACGTAGGCAAGACAAGCCAAAAGAGAGTAACTGATACAATCACTACCGTACAACTTATTGAACGCCCTGTAACGATTAGAGACTCAGTACATACGAAGTCAGTTACTATCAAGACGAAGGACACTATTTACTTTCTTGATAAGCCCGTAGTTATCCCTTGTGGAGATACTGCATTTGTAGCTCAAAGCGACTCGGTAATTACTGCAACTCGCGATACAATCAATATGGCTTTTGCCTATGCAAATCGCAAGGGGCACTTCTCACTTGTTTACCGCCCGCGCCCTGACTCAATTAAGGTAATTACTTTACCGACTCAAGTAGTGACTGAGAATAATTGGAGCTGGGTAGTTGGTGCTCTTGGTTTAGGATTAGGACTCGGAGTGTATTATGGCAGGCGCTGATAATCTCAAAGGACATAGCTTTAGAGACAAGCCCGAGCGTATCAATAGAAATGGTAGGCCAAAGGGTTCGATAACCTATGTCAAAGACCTTGCAATGATGGCGGCGCAAGAGCTATCAAAGCCCGGCAAAACAAAAGAAACTGTAGCGGCTGAAATTATCGATATGCTGATTCATAAAAAGATCTTGCTAAAAGAAGATATAACAGCCATGAAGCTACTAATGGAGTTACTGACTCACTTGAATAATCAAGTAGCAGAGAAAGGCAAAATGATAATAGAGTGGGGTTCGCAAAATGGACACAGTGATCAGGATAAAACCGCATGACAAACAGCTTGAGATACTTCGCAATCGGAAGCGCTTTAATGTTGTTCGGTGCGGCCGTCGCTTTGGCAAGTCTTATTTGGCTTTTGCTTTGGCCCTTGAGAAAATGCTTGAAATTGATGGCTCGTATGTTCTCTACACCGCGCCCTCATACACCGAGCTCTCAGGAAGAGAAACCGAAGCACAAAATTTCTTTGCACCGCTTGGCGCAACTTACAAACAAGGCCAGATTAAACTAGGCCGTAGTACATTGGTTTTGCAAGGTATTTACCGAGCGGATGGCTTAAGAGGTAATAAGTTTCATAGAGTGATTTGCGATGAGTGGGCACACTGCCCGAATGCTGAAGATGACTGGAACTTTGTACTTAGTCCGATGCTCGCAGATTATGAAGGAGATGCTTATTTCTTTTCAACGCCGAAAGGTAAAAATCACTTTTGGCAATTAGATCAGCTCTCCGAGACTATGGAAGACTGGCAATCATTCCACTACTCGACTTACGACGGCGGGCAAATCAAGATAAGCGAAGTTGATAGACAAAAGGAACTGCTACCGAGCTTAGTATTTGCGCAAGAGTTTCTTGCAGAATATGTCGATAGATCAGCGGCTAAGATTAAACGCGAATGGCTACGGACTACAAACGGTCAAGAATGCACGGCATATTACATTGGAGTTGACCTTGCAATTAGTCAAAAAGAGACTGCTGATTATACGGCAATCGTTGTAATAGGTACGACAAAAGATGGTGAGGTAGTTGTAGTTGAGGCCGACCATTTTAGAGCGCAGTTCCAAGAGATAGGCCGTAAGATCATGTCAGCCGAGCAAAGATGGAATGCAAGAGTAGTTGCAGTCGAATCAAATCAGGCGCAAGCTTGGATGGTTCAGGAGCTAAAAAGAAATACTAAGATGAATGTCGTAGGTGTGAGAGCGGATAGAGACAAGGTGATACGCTTTCAGCCTGTAGAGGCACGATATGAGCAAGGGCTTGTCTATCATGTCCCTCATATCAATCCGGAATTTACCGAGGAGCTGCTAAGTTTTACAGGCACTCCGCAAGACAAGCATGATGACTTTATTGACGCGTTGGGTTATGCCTTCAACGCTATTCGCAAAACTCCACAGATATATGTATGAGTCTACTTGACCAACTTAGAGATAGAATCGCGAGCGCAGTTGCACCGCGAAGAAACGACAGACCGTATATTCGGTCGGGTGGCTCTCGCAATATCGGTGCGACTCAAGTCGGTAATGAGTTAAGCGCCTCGCTTCGAGGGACTGTTTTCGCTTGCTTGCAGCATAGAGCGAATGCTTTGAGCGGTATCAAGTTCGATGCATACAAAGAGCAAAACTGGGAAAAAGAAGAACTAGGTCGCGGTCATTGGACAAACGAATTACTTAGTAATCCGAATCCGTATTTTACACGCTCGCAAGTCTTTGGATATATTGAAAACTGGCTTAGTATCAATGGCAATGCGTTTATATGGACTCCGACAAATGGATACCGCGTGCCCTTGCAGATGTGGGTACTTAATCCGACAAGAATGCGAGTCATTAAAGGCGAGAATAACTTTATTGATGGGTATGTCTATCAATCCGCGCAAGAGGGTAATATAGCCATACCTGAAAAGGAGATTATTCACCTTGCTAAGCTCCACCCCGCCGCACGCCCTGAAGAAATTATCGGTATGAATATCTTCGGCGTTGGTCTTGTTTCAGCCGCTTTGGAATATGCGAATATAGACCGCGAGGTATCAGCGTATTTAGCTCGATTGTTTGCTAATAATACAGTCCCGCCTCTTATTGCAAAGTTCCCCGAAAGGTTCGACCAAGACGAATGGCAAAAGCTTAAAAGCGCATGGAATGAAGAACTACCGGATTACAAGCTCCGAGCTTTGCTTGGAGGTGGAATGCAATTAGAACTCCCGCCAAAAGGCGAGCTTGCAGTTAGTTATGACGCTGTTAGCCGAGATACACGCGCTCAAATCGCACAAGTCTTTGGCGTGCCCCCTGGAATGCTCGATGGATCATTCCAAAACAGAGCGACTGCAGAGGTTCAGTTTGCAATCTTTAGACAAAACACGATAGACCCCGAGGCGCTCTACATTGCTGAAGAGTTTACTCGCCATTTTAGACGATGGGAAGAGGATGTTTTAATTGAAGCTCAACCGTATGAATATGCAGATCCCGACGCTGATTTGAGGCAAGAAGAGTTTGAGCTTAAGTGGGGTATCAAGACAATCAACGATGCAAGAGGCGAGCGCGGGTATGATCCGATTCCAAATGGAGATACGCCGCTTATTGCTAATGGTTTTGTCCCGCTTCAAAGCGCCGTAAATACCGCTCCCGCGCCCTTAGCGGCTCGGAAACTACTGACAAGAGCAAATGCCAAGCTACCTATAGTTACAGCCGATGCAAAGGACTTGTTCTGGAGAAACTTTGACGGAATAACAGAGGCAAATGCTGGTGCTTTAGAGAATGTAGTTGAGATGATCATATCACAAATCAAAGAGCAAGTTTTTCAATTAGCAGATGATGGCGTTTTGACTCTAGCTACGGTGGATGTTTCACCTGAAGAACTCGCAAAATATGATGCAATCATTGCAGAGGCTTGTAATCAAGTAGCTCAAGAACTTTACGCTACTCTTGCAATTGAAGGCGGCGTTCCTCCGACTGCAGAAATCGTTGCACTTGTCGAAGAGTCAAGCGCTCAAATCCGAGATTCTATCGGAGTTATCAAGCAAGAAGTCCAAGCGACTTTAACTGCAAACGCTGGTAAGGATAAAGATGAATTATTTAAGATTCTTACAAGCAAGTTCGACTCTTTGCAAACAAGCAGAGCGCGTGCAATTGCAAATACAACAAGCGCAAATGTTACAAGCGGAATGCAATACGCAGTCTACAAAGATGAAGGCTTCAAAATGGTATGGCTAACTCAAAGAGATAACCGAGTAAGGCCTGCACACGCGGCCATGGAAGGCTCGACTCAAGGCGCGGATGGATATTTTACGGTAGTGACTGAAGTTCGTGATAAAGAAGGCAATATCATCGAAGTCAAAACCGAGAAAGCGAAGCGCCCGCTTGGTAGTGGTCTTAGCGCCTCAAATGCAGTCAACTGCAGATGCCAATTATTTCCGGTTGAAGCATAATGAGTTACAAGCCAACAAAAGGAATGCAAGAAGAAGCCGAGCGAGCTATCAGATGGGTCGAAGAAGGCCGCGACGGTGGTACTCGCATAGGTAAAATCAGAGCGCGCCAAATTGCACGCGGCGAGAATCTAAGCGAGGATACTGTTAAGCGTATGTATTCTTTTTTCTCAAGGCAAGAAGGCGTAAAAGATGCTGAAGGCTTCGAGCCTGGTGAGGATGGATACCCATCACCAGGACGCGTTGCATGGGGCTTGTGGGGTGGTGACGCTGGATATAGTTGGTCAAAGAACATAGTAGAGCAATTAAAAAATAGAGGTTTCAATATGAATTTAATAACACGCGAGCTGAACCTACAACTTAGGGACGGCTACGAAATGGAGGAAGGCTACGAAGAGAAAGAGAATGATCTCTATACATTCGTAGTATCGACTCCCGAAGTAGATCGCTATGGGACTATTATAGTTCCAAGCGGAATAGACTATACAGCATATCTAAATAATCCCATAGTGTTAGCACAGCATGACTCCGACAAGTGGCCTATCGGTCGCTGTTTGGGTTTTGCAATGAATGGCGAAAACTTAGAAGCGACAATTCAAATTGAGTGTATCACTGAAGAGGGCAAGAAACTTAATAAGCTAATTAACGCAGGTTTTGTTAAGGCCGTTTCAGTTGGTATCATTCCAAATGAATACGAAGAGCAAACAATCGACGGGCAAAAGGTAACTGTTTATACAAAGTCTGAGCTTGTAGAATTTAGCGTCGTATCAGTTCCTGCAAATCGCCAAGCCTTGCTTAAGAAATCAATCAAGACATTACTCCAAGATTCAATTCAAAAATACAAAAAGGAAAGTAGAATGTTAACCCCAGAGATCGAAGCCAAGATCAAAGACGAGCTTCTCCCTGCAATCAAAGAAGCGTTTGTCAATGAGGTA